GAGTAGCGGCGTAACCGCTATGGCAACATATCTAACAGCATCAAAACAGTTGTTAGGCAACTACGCCTGCATATCTACGCTCGAGCCAACCGACATACAAGTTGGCGACAGCGTAGTTGTAGGTTCGCTTGGCGCACCGTTTAACGGCACGTTCACGGTCTTAAAATGCCCGCAATACAAATACACGGGCGTTGACAGCGAGACTGGCGAATGGACATTTGACGCGACGATCGCAATACCTAACCAGTTGCTTTACGCTTGCACGGGTGACGATGTTGAGTTTGCAGCGATCTACACCGGCACAGTTGCATTCACACCGACCTGCACATGGATTACGGCAGCAAACCTGATCACGTATTTGGGTGTATCGATCACTAACCCGTCAGATGATTACACGCTAATCACGCAGGCCGTAAGCGCTGGCAACCAGTTTTGCAGTCGCCGTCGAGCCGAAGCAGGCTATAACGACAGCCTTAGCACGTCGCCTAGCGGTGATGTCACGCTCGGCACCTTAATGTACAGCGCGGCGTTGTGGCGTTCGCGTGGCTCGCTCGAGAACGTGTTTGCGTCGTTTGACGGCATGGGTACAGCACCCCAACAATCGCTGACGCCGATCGTTAAACAGTTGTTAGGTATTGACCGACCTGCGGTTGCCTGATGCCCGCACCATACACCGACCTATTCAATGAGACGCTAGACGATCTTGCTACGACGCTGACCGCAATCACGTCATTGCGTGTCGTAACCGACCCAACCAAACTCGTGCCTAACTGTGTGTTTATTCAAGCGCCAAGTTTTACGACGATCGCTGGCAACGGCAACATCGTACGCATGGACTACCCGATCAAAGTTGTCGGCAGCGGCCCAGCAGGGTTACCCGTGTTGCGCGAAATATTGCAAATCACGGCAACGGTTTTAGGGTCGGCAATAATCGTCATGTCGGGTCGCCCCGGCACACTCGACATCGGCGGCCAAGAATACCCGTGCTACGACCTATCGGTCGGCGTACAAGCACAAACAGCGTAATACACACCGACAGGCAATCGTTATGGTAAAACTATAGGTACAAGACAAAAGGATTAACACATGGCAACTAGCACCTATCTATCAAACCCAGTCGTTTTAATCGGTGCGTCAAGCGCAGCGACAACCGACATCACCGACCAAGTATCGGCAGTCACCGTCAACTATGTTGTCGAAGCACTTGAGGACACCGCGTTCGGCTCGACTGCCCGCACCAACACAGCAGGCTTGCAATCAAACAGCGCAACATTGACTTTGTATGCGTCGTACGCATCGGCTGAAAGTTACGCAACTTTGTCAGCGCTGGTCGGCACAAAATGCTATATCAAGGTAACCCCAGCATCGGGAAGCAACACCGCAACAAACCCGGGCTTTGAGTTGACCAACACGTTTTTGAGCGCATTGCCAGTTGTTAATGCAAACCTTGGCGAGTTGTCAACATACGACATCGAACTTGTTGGTGGCAGTTACACAGTTGACGTAACATGATCTAACGTGCCAATACTGGCCGAGAACAGGAACAGGCAATGAGATTAAAATTAAAAGTTGATTTACAAGACGGCACAGCGCCACTCGAATTAACAACCAACATGTTTGTTATTTGCGAGTGGGAAAAAACTGAGGGTCGCAAAATTAGCGACGGCAAAGGCATCGGCTACACCGATCTAGTTTGCTGGGCATACAACTTGCTAAAACTTAGCGGCGAAAAAATGCCTGCAACATATCGCGACTGGGTTAAAGCAAACCCAAACATGACAATTGAGGCGATTGACGAGACAGACCCAAACCCTACGGCGTAGGCAGTTACCGACGGCAACTAGCCGAATTGTTAGTTGCAACAGGGTACTGGCCTACGGCAATTGAGTTTGACACGCGCGACCTAATAACGGTGATTACGATATTAAATAAGCAAAAGAGGTAGCGCATGGCAGTCGATGCAACAATTGAGGTCGCAGGTATCAAAGACGCTTTGCGTGTGCTAAACAAAATTGAGCCGGGCGCTCGACGTGAACTAACTCGCAATTACAAAAAGGTAATGGAAGGCGTACGGCAAGACGTTAAAAACAGTATCCCGTTTGGGCCGCCGTTAAGCGGCATGAGATACAACTGGACAACTAAAAGCGGCGCACAGATATTCCCGTGGGCTGATTACAACAACAATGTGCGCGTCGGCGTGTCAGGAAAACGTGTAGGCGAATTTTCAGGATTTTTAACAAACTTGGCAACATTTTATTTGCGTTACGACGGGCCGTCTGCCGTTGTTGTTGATATGTCTGGCAAAGGCAATGTGCCAACACGTCGAGGTGCGAGCATGGTTGCAAATTTGACGCGCAAATATGGTTCACCGTCGCGGTTTTTGTGGCCAGCATGGGAACGCAATAAAGCAAGTGTTATTGACGAAATTAAAGATTTAGTTGATGATCTTATGCGTCGCACAAGTCGAGAGTTAATGTAATGGCAGTTGTAATACCTATTGTCAGCGAGTTTGACGGCAAAGGCGTTAGCAAAGCGCTTAAACAATTCCAACAGTTAGAAACCGTCGGCGAAAAAGCACAGTTTGCAATTAAGAAAGCGGCCGTGCCGGCAGCGGCGGCGTTGACGGCGGTTGCGGGTGCGCTTGGGTTGGCGGCTAAAGCAGCAGCCGAGGACGAGCAACAACAAGCAATTTTGGCTAACACTATGCAAAACGTTGTTGGTGCGACTGATGCGACGGTTGCGGCGACTGAGGACATGATTGCGGCGATGTCGAGGGCGACAGGTACGGCGGATAGCGAATTACGGCCAGCGTTTAGCGCGTTGCTGGTTGGTACTAAAAATGTTGGTGAGGCAACTGACGCATTAGCGTTGGCACAAGATATTGCGATCGGTACTGGCACAGATTTACAAACCGTTAGCGACGCGTTAAGTAAAGCGTATGCAGGCAATATGAAAGGTTTGCAGGCGTTATCGCCTGAAATGAAAGGTTTGATTAAAGAAGGTGCGTCGCTCGACACAATAATGTTGGCGTTGTCAGACAATTTTGGTGGCGCAGCCGCCAAATCAGCCGATACCGCAGCAGGCAAATTCAAGATATTAAAAAACAGTTTGTCTGAAACTCAAGAAAGCATTGGTGCGGCGTTGTTACCCGTGTTGCAAAAAGTGTTGCCGTATTTGCAGGCAATGGCTGACTGGGCGCAACGCAACCCTAAAGCGTTCATGATCATTGCGGGCGCTATATCGGCAGTCGCTGCCGCGATCGTTGCAGTCAATGTTGCTATGGCGTTAAACCCGTTTGGTTTAATAGCGGTCGGTATTGCGGCGCTGGTAACTGGTCTAACTATTGCTTACACAAAATTTGAGACGTTCCGCAACATTGTCAACATTGTGCTTAACGGCCTGATTGCAGGTTTTGAAGTATTTGCTAATTCGTTTATTGGTGCAATCAATTTAATTATTCGTGGCATGAATTTAATTAACCCGTTTACCGATATACCGAGTTTGCCGACAATAAATTTGGGCAGTATCGGTGGCGGTGGTAGCAGTACAAACCCAGTTACAGGCGATACACGCACGGCTGACCGTATGGCTCGAGAGGCAGGCGCAACAATGCCGGGTTTGGTATCGCCGATCGTTGGCGGTGGTGGCGTTGGTGGAGGCGGTGGTGGCTCTGCCGGTGGCGGCGGTGGCGGTGGCGGTGTTGGTGGCGGTGGCGATCTAATGACTATTCAAGGCGCGTTGACCGAGTTTGGTATGGCTGAACGTATCGCAGCGCGTGGTAGCGGTAACGTGACGATCAACGTGACGGGCGGTATTTCAACTAGCGCTGAGATCGGTCAAAGCGTGTTAGATAGTTTGCTGGCCTACCAGCGCGTATCAGGGCCACTTGATTTACAGATAGCGGTCTAATGGCTGGGGTTGCGGTCGTTGCTAGTGGCAACTATGACTTAGAAATTGACACGGGGTTTATTCAAGATGCGTTTTTGCTTGATGACGCGGTGCAAGGCGTTTTAGATAACACGACCTACGTGCTTGACGGCACGACACAATACGTAAGCGTGTTAGACGGCATTAACCAAGTGTCGGTGCGTCGAGGGCGACGCGATCAAGGCGACCAGTTTGGTGCTGGCACTATGACGTTTACGATGCTTGACACCGACGGTATTTTTATGCCGTTTGACGAGAACAGCCCGTACTACGACACGGCCGAGGCTAAACCGGGTTTAGCACCAATGCGGTCGGTGCGGTTGTCTCGATACAGCGCAACAAATGTTAAAGAATATTTGTTCGTCGGCAAGATTGTCAACTATGACTACAACTTCGCGCTTGGCGGTTTGGATACGTGTACCGTGTTTTGTGCCGACGACTTTTATTTGTTATCGCAAACATATTTAGATGAGTACAACGTCAGCGAGGAATTGTCGAGCGTTCGTGTGTCGGCGATACTTGACCGACCCGAGGTAGCGTTTCCCGTTGCTAATCGCAATATTGGTACAGGCACACAAACGTTGGGCGGTGATGCGGCGTTTACTATCGCGCAAGGCACAAACGTTCTCGGCTATTTAGCGCAAGTCAACGAGGCTGAGCAAGGCCGTCTATATATGTCGCGTGACGGCGACATCGTATTCGAGCCACGCATCGGCACAACACTTGACGCAAGCGTCGCAGATTTTCACGATGACGGCACAAACATTCCGTATAACGGTGTTGGTATAACTTTTGAGGCCGATCAAGTTGTTAACCGTGCGGTCGTTCAACACTTGGGCAGTAATAATCCGCAGATCGCTGACGACGCTGGTAGCCAAGCAACGTACTTTATACAGACTTACAGCATCACAAATAGTTTGTTGCATAACGATACGGCGGCGCTCGAGTTGGCAACCTATTTGCTTGACCCTAACCCTGAGCCACGGTACACGTCGCTAGCGACAGGGTTTCCGTTATTGAGCAGCGCTCAGCGTGACACGGTTGCCGTACTCGATATCGGTGACACGATCACTATTGAAAAATCGTTTGCCCCCGGCACAAACCCAGCGTCACTAGCCCAAAACCTATCTATCGAGGGCATCGAGCATACGATCAACGTCAATAGCGGGCATAGCGTCACTTATTACACGTCGCCCGTAATTGTGCTAAACGAACTGATACTTGATGACCCTTCGTTCGGTATCATCAACGCTGACAACGGGCTCGGATAAAGTAGGGGTTTATGGCGATACAAGATTTTACAGCAGGCCAAATTTTGACGGCCGCGCAAATGGACAGTTTGCAGGCAAACGATTACAACTGGACAGTCAGCACCAAAACCGCTAATTATGTTTTAGTTGCAGCCGATAAAGGCACTCGAGTTGTAATGAACGCGGCAGGCGCAACAACGATCACGGTTAATACAAGTTTGTTTAGTGCGGGCGACACTTTGTTTATTCAAAACATTGGTGCGGGTACTTGCACAATTACGGCAGGCACGGCAACAGTAACGACCGCAGGGTCTTTAGCGTTAGGCACATGGGCAGGTGGCACTTTGTATTTTACTAGTGCTAGTGCTGCTATTTTTTTTAGCGGTGGCGCACCGACTTGGGGTACAGCCACGGGCGGAATTGGCGCACCAACAGCGGTTACTATTAGCGGTGTAAATTACGAGTATTTAACATTTAATAGCACAGGTACTTTGACGGTTACTCGAAGCGGTTTTTTTGATTATTTGGCTATTGGTGGCGGCGGTGGCGCAATGAAAGTTTTAGCCAATATTGCTGGCGGTGGCGGCGGCGCAGGTCAGGTCAGAATTGGTTCAGTTTATTTGTCAGCAAACCAAACAATAACGATCGGTGCTGGTGGCGCAATTCTTGACCAACAATCGGCAGCGGCTAACGATTTTACTCAGGCAGGCAACACGTCTATTGCTGCAACGTCACCATTTACACAAATTGCAACAGGAAATTTAGCAACTATTTTAAGTACGGCAGGTTCAGGTGCTTATATTGGTGGCGGCGTTGGTGCAAGCAACGGCGAAGGTGTAATGAACTTTACTGCTGATACTTCGTTTGGTTTCAAAGGTGGCACTTCAAGCGCAACTACAAATGCTGGTGGTGGTGGTGGGCAAAGCGGCGCGGGTGGTAACGGGTCATCGACAACAGGTGGCACAGGTGGTGCAGGTTTTGATATCAGCGCATTTATTGGCGGTAGTGCATCATTCAAAGCGCAAGGCGGCGGCGGTGGCGGTTCAGTAACAGGCGGCACGGCTGCAACAGGTGGCGTGGCAGGTTCAGCAACAACTACACCGTCAAGCGGTGGCGCTAACACAGGTCAAGGCGGCGGCGGCGGCTACGGCCTGATCACAACAGGGGCGGGCGGTAGCGGTATTTGTTACATAAGGTGGGTTGTTTAATGGCACATTTTGCGAAAATAGAAAACAACAAAGTAATTGATGTCATTGTTGTCAGTAATGATGATTGCGGTGGCGGCGATTTTCCCGAAAGTGAACCGATCGGGCAAGCGTTTATTGCGTCATTAGGTTTAACGGGCGAATGGTTGCAAACTAGTTATCACTCAAACTTTCGTGCATACTACGCAGGTATCGGATACACCTATGACGCACAACTAGACGAATTTGTACCGCCGCCAACAGTTAAAGATGACGACAACGAACAATAATTATGGCGCGTAAACCTATAAACCGATCACGTCGACAAATAGGCGACCAAACAACCAAAGGCGGCCTGATCGGTTTGTTTATTTATTGGGCGACACAAAACAACGTCGACCCAGCACTCATCGCGCTACTCGTACCGATGATCTCGACCGTGTTGGCTTGGCTATCAACCAAAATCGGTGACCCCGATTTAGCCTGCATATTCATACCCAAAGACGACAAAGACAACAAAGATTGACTAAACCGTACGTCGTTATTCAGCAACCAGTTGTTAAAGGCGGTTTAGCAGGCACACGCACTTGGTCAGATTTGGCTTGCAAAAACAGCAACGGGTCGCTATGGTGCAACGGGCTATGGGTTAATCGCGATATGCGGACACGCCCTGGCGTCGTCAGTAACCACGCTCGAGGGCTGGCAATGGATTTGTCGTATCGTTGGCTTAACCAAAAACGGTTAGGTAAACAAGACGGCCGCAAAACATCGCTCGCGTTCATAATCAAATGTTTACAAAACGCCGATCACTTAGGCATACAACTTGTGATCGACTACCAGTTACAGCGGTCGTGGCGTTGCGATCGTGGCACATGGAAACCCCTACCAAGCGTCGAGCAGGGCGACTGGTATCACATAGAGATTGAACCCCTACTCGCACACAACCCTGACATTGTGAAAGCCCGATTTGACGCGGTTTTTAAGGCATTCCCCACATCACCACCAAAACCCGTCTAGGGTTATAGACCTACCGAGAAAGTAGGTCACTTATGACACTCATCACCAAAATCGGCGTATCGCTATTTATTAGCGTCACGTCAATATTCGTACTACACAAACCACCAACCCCAACCCCGGCAGAACTACGCCCAGCGCCAATAACCGTATGGCAAGGGTTAGAGCCTGCAGCGCCTATACCGCCAACCACGGTTGTTACTACGCCTATAACGCAACCTGATGCGTGTCAGACGGTGTTTGACATGGCTCGACACGTCGGTTGGGCCGAGCAAGATTTAGCCCAACTGGTTGCGGTTGCATATCGTGAGAGCCGTTGCCAACCTAACGCGTTCAACCCGCGTGACCCTAATGGCGGGTCAAACGGTGTCATGCAGATCAACCAGTTTTGGTGCAAACCGTCAAAATATTACGCAAATGGCTATTTGCAGGCATACGGTTTGATACGCACTTGCGACGACCTATTTGACTTAGAGGACAATTTGCGGTCGGCGCTAGCAATCTTTAGATACTCAAATGGGTGGCGCGCATGGTCACTCTAAAACACCTATTTCTTGCAAGTGTGCTAACCGCGTACACGTACCTGATAATGTCAGTCACCAACAAACGAAAGGCAAGAGATGACCGAGAACATCGACCCGAGAACTGACCCACAGTTCAAAGCATTAATGCAAGTGATGAACGAGATCACGCAACACAAAGTGCCGATCTATAACCCGTGGGAGTTGGCGGCGCGTAGCACGTTACGCAAAATCCAACACGAGATTGACGACCGCAACGTTCTAGACGACGGCGAGTTGATCGACACACTCAACCAAACACGTATTGAAATTAAATATTTGTTGAGCATTATCAACGATTTGCACGAGCGCGTCAAAGAACGCGACATCGAGATCGGTATTAAACAACTGCGTTTAAACGAAAACGAAGTTGAGATACAGCGTTTAGAAAACATGGTGCATCGTGCTAACTAAACATGACAAAAACCGTATGCGTATCGCAATGGCCGAAAGCCAAGCCAGCGCCAATGCCAAATGGACACCTGAGCAACAAGATCGGGTTGACGCGGCGATACGCAAAATGGCACGTATGTTGCCACGCTTTACAGCCGACCAAG